TAGCCGCGGGCGCGCATGGCCGAGACCATCTCCGACTTTCCCGCATTACCCTTGCCGGTGACATGCCGCTTGATCGTGCCCACGGGAACGCCCTGGTACGGGATTTTTTGGTGCTCACACCAGCTGGTCAGGGTTGCCAAAAAGCCACCGTAGGCATGAGCGGCATCGACTCCGAGGTGACGCCGCACCTCCTCGAAATAGATAGCGTCCAGCCCAGACACGCCGCTGCTCGGGGCCGTCGTAGCCAGAACCTCATCAAGCCAGCGGCGAAAGCGCAGGTAGCGCATGCCACCACCTTCAAAGCGTTGGGGTTTAAAGCTGACAAAGCCGTGGGTAACCGAGTGATCCGGCAGGCTCAAAGCCCAGCCCGTGGTGGTGCCCAGGTCGAGCGCCAAGATGGCGCAGGGTGTGGCGTTGTGTTGGTGATGCATCGGGGAAGTCCTCCAAAGGTGCGAACAAGCGCTCTTGCCAACTTGTTCATGCGACCTGGAGGAGCCCAGGCACCGCCGGGTCAGGGCTGGTGCGGCTCCCTCATGTCCGTTGCTGTTACGGCTGCGGGGAAGTCAAAGCGGCTCGAATGGCAACAGCCAGAACCAACTTCAATCTTTCATCTTTCAACGCCAAGTGCATGGGCCTTGGAGTAGTAGAGAGATATTTCAATATTTATTTATTTCAATCTAGTTCTCCTTCTCTGTGTCTCTGTCTGGGGGCTTCGCGCGCGCGAGGCTCTAGGCCCCCACTTTTTATATGTGTATCTCTAGTGGGGGGTTTGAAAGATGAAATTACTGAAGCAAGCCCATCCGGGCGCCACCCCCACCTCATAGGACCTTGATCCACTGAGCCGGGCGACCCTTGCTTTGCAGGGCCATCATCTCGATCAGCCCAGCCTCAGCCAATGTGCGCAATACCCCGTCACGCTGGCGGTGATCCATGAACTGGGTGCGCCTGGTGAAGTCGCTCTTGGACATACCGGCCATGCCGGCATCCCGCAAGATTTGCATGGCCCGCTTGTGGTGGGACTCGACCTGGTTCTCGGACACTCGGGCTGACGCCTCACGGATGGTGAGCTCGGCACAGTGGCGCGAGAGCATGATCCCCCACTCGGCATCATGGTCCTCGATCTGCGGATCTACGGGGTCACGCGAGACCGCGCGAATGAGCGCCAACTTGGTAGCGTTTTCCTCAATCCGGGCCAGGATGGAGGAGTAACCGGTGCCTCGTGATGTGCGAAGGCGCTCGACCAACTCCTGGTCAAGCTGGCGGAAGGTGGCTCTGGCTTGCTGGGTCATCGGGACGACGCGGGGATCCACCAGCACCTCATCGATGGCACCCACATCCGTGAGATTGCCGTTGAGCTTGCCGCCTCCTTGGTGGATGAGGATCAGCCTGTCAATCAGGTCCTGGGGTGGGTCGATGACGCCAAACGCCTCGTTGCTGTCTGGGAAATCGTCCTCGCTTTCCATGATCAAGAAGCGAGCCAACGACCCGTCAGCGACATTGGAGGCTTGCAGGGCCTGCCAGAAGTGCAGCGGCGTCGTTGTGCCATAGATGCACGCACACGGCTGGTGAATGGCCCGATGGGCGTTGTTGTGCTGGGTGCTTGCGTACTCCACCCCGAAGTAGGTGGTGCCCGATGTGGTGTAAAGCTCGGTCATCAGGTCCAGGATTTCGCACACATAACGCGGCGAACGCTTGCGGTCGGCTGCTGCCGAGAGAAACATCCCAAACTCGTCGAGCTGGAACAGGATCGCGGGCTGGCGCTGGATGGCAGTCAGTAGTCCAGAGCCGGATGCGATCTTGTTGCCGCCCAGGTATTGCAGCAGGTTGGCCTTGCGGAACAACTCGTTGATCACTACACGGCTGTGGTTTTTGCCGGCTCCGCTCTCGGCGATGCCAACCACATACAGGTTCGAACGGATGTTGCTCTCGGTGCGGTACTTGCGCCCCATGAGCGCCCCGATGGCACACAAACTCGCGCCAAGGGCAAGGACTGGCTGGGGGCGCTTGGCTGTGGCCGCCATCAAGGCCATCATGTCTGCGATAACACCGCCCACCTTCTCCCAACCGACCGGCATCGGCTTTGGTGGTGGCAGGGAGATTTCCTGCGGCTCAATGGAAATGGGGTCAGCGGCCTGCAGCGCTTGCAAGAGCTCGCGCGCTGGGTGGTGCCCGTTCATCACGATCTCACCATTGAGTTGCATGCCAGACTCAGGCTGCCAGCCGTTGTCCAGCGCCAGCTTGTAAATGGTTCCGGCGCCAATGCGCTGGGGAGCAAAGCTGCGCCAGCTGCGTGCAGTCGTCTTAGGGTCGTTTTTCTGTGACGCTTCGGACCAAACCTCAAAGAGCGGCCAACCGTCATCGCCCAGCGCACCCTTGATAGCCATCCCGATCCGGACCCAACTGTCGTAATCCAAGTCGGCGTTGACGATGTGCCTGAGGGCATCTTCGACCGCCTCATAGGTGCCGCGCTGCTCAGGTAGGTTGGCGAACTCCATCGGCGCCCGCAGCCCTACGCCAAGTGTCTTTGGCCGCAGTTCGGGTGGAATCAGCCGGTATGCCTCCTTGGCGAACTCGCGGGCTTGGGCCTCCGTGATACCAGGCAAGTCATCGGGGCTGAGGTCCGCCAAGGTGCTCACTGGCCAGTCGTAGGGCTTGCCGGTATCCGGGTGGATGCCATAGGCAATGAACTGCTGACCCACCCCCAGCACCTCGATGGGCGGGTACTTGAAGCCGGAAAACGGCTGCACGGCCCGGTACACAAGAAGGCGCTTGGGTGCATGCCCAATGCGAACGGCAGGTGTGTCGCCCAGCATCCGCTTGGCAAGAGCCTCCATCTCCAGGGCGATTGTGGGCGAATCGAGAATGTCGATGTCAATGCCGATCACCCGGCCAGCGGCAATGCCGATGCCAGCTTCGGGCCAGTTGCCCCAGACGTCGACCTCGTTATCGGTGGTGTCACGCTCGCAGTGCCGGCTCCACTTTGGGTATTCGTGCCAGGCGCCGAGCTTGTACAGGCCCGGCTTCTTGGTGTTGGGTTGAATCGGCAGGATCGGAAAACCGCGATCGACCAGGGTGGCGCCCAACTGCGCCATGTAATTCTTGTTTGTCATGGCGCTCCTCAAAAGGGTGGGTCATCGGCATAGGCCTGGCGAAGGAAGTCTTGAAACGCGGTGACGGCAACATCGATGAGCGTTGCCCACTCTTGCTCGGACCAGCTTGCAAGGTCTGTCTTGCCGATCTCCTCGACATAGGCGCCCGCGCTGATGCTCGCCGCTGCCAGCGCATTGGTTTCGTGTTTGTTTGGATCGATCATTCCCTTAAACCTTGCAGTAATGTTTTGGCAGCGCCGAGAGCACTGCTTGCTGTCTGGCGCCTCCTCACGGATGTAGCGAGGTGCGAATCCATAGCCGCGGGCATCCCTGCGGCAGATCACGCACATCATGAAAACCGGGCCCCTACGACCTCGGTGTAGCGTCCACTGGGGCGAACGGCAATCTCTGAAGGGCAGCGCAACTTGGCAGAAAAGGCAATAGCCTCATCCACCCGCCGAGGCAGCGGCAAACCCTGGGCACGATTGGCCCACCAGGAGGCGGCCTTTTGGCGCGGATAGCCCTGGTGCTCGATGCAAATCCACTCGCTGTGGTGCGTGAGGCCACTCCAGTAGTCCACCCGCAGTGAAGGCGGCTTGCCAGGCTTATCGTGCCGGGCGTATGAGACGCTGGTGACGGGCACCCACTCCGCCTTCCCGGAGGTCAGCACGTCCAGGTTGCTGGCCTTGGCTTCGATCTTGAGTTCAGGCGGCGGGAACACATGCCCGCAATCGGGACAGGTGCGAACCGAGGCGTGAACGATGCTGTCGCATTCGGGGCAAGCTTTGGTGGGGGCGACGCCATCTTCGCCACCTTTCGGTCGCTTCGGTTTGACTGCATCAATCGGCCCGTGCCGAGCAATGTTGCCGGCGAAGTCGAGCACCAAGCAGTCCGTCTTGCCAGGAGCCAGGCGGCAGCCTCGCCCAACGATCTGCACATACAGACCCGCCGACTTGGTTGGCCGCAGCATGGCCAAGAGGTCAACGCCAGGTGCATTGAAGCCAGTGGTAAGCACATTGGCATTGGTCAGACATTGAATCCTGCCGGCCTTAAAGTCATTGATGATGGCCTCGCGCTGGGCACCAGGCGTGTCCCCAACGATGGTCTCGCAGGTCACGCCGCGAGCACGGATCGCGTCACGGACATGGCAGGCATGGTCCACACCGGCGCAGAAAATGAGCCAACTCTTACGGTCTTTGCCGTAGGAAAAGATTTCATCCACCGCGGCCTGAGTGATCGAGTCTTTGTCGACCGCCGCCTCCAGGTCTTTGGCAATGTACTCACCACCCCGCGTACCAACGCCCGTGAGGTCAATTTGTGTGGCCATGCGCTTGGAGATCAGAGGTGAGAGATAGCCTTGGTCGATCAACTCGCGCACCGATACCTCATAGGCAATGTCGGTGAAGATCGCGTCACCCCCTTCATGCAAAAGCCCAGAATCCAACCGGTAAGGTGTCGCAGTCAGTCCAATCACCTTCATCTGAGGATTGAGCCGACCCAGGTCAGCCAGGAAGCGCCGGTACATGGTGTTGCTCGAGCGCGGAATCAAATGGGCCTCGTCGATGAGCACCAGGTCGCACTGCTGGACGTCGTAGACGCGCTTGTGGATCGACTGGATGCCGGCAAAGAGGATGCGGGCACGGATGTCACGCTGCTTGAGACCGGCCGAGTAAATGCCTGCAGGCGCCTCCGGCCAGAGCTTTTTGAGCTCGGAGTAGTTTTGCTCGATCAACTCCCGCACATGGGTAACGATCAGGATGCGCTGATCCGGGTAAGCCTTGAGGACGCCCTCAACGAAGGTCGCCATCACCAGTGACTTGCCCCCGGCGGTCGGGATCACCACCAGGGGGTTACCCGTGGCCTCGTGAAAGTAGTTGTAGATGCCTTGAATGGCACCGCTTTGATACGGACGAAGGGTCAGGCTCATACTCGTGCTCCTTAAAAGGTGTTCGCATACTTGTTCATACCGGTGTCGCGCCAGCGATTCCCACTGGCGAACTCGTACTCGACCCAGTCCTCGCCTGCGTCGACTTGCTGGCCGGGCACCAGCGATGGAATAAATAGGTGCATGGCGCAGGCAGCGCGCTGATCAGCCTCAGTCAATCGACGGTCGTGGCGTGCGCAGTGCCACCCACCATCGACAGGTGTCGCATGCAGGCAGGTGCGGCAATTGACCTCTGGGGCCGCCGCATCCGTTGCACCCGCATGGCATACCGGTGCGTGGTCACACATACGGCACTGGTACCAGGCCGGATCTATGCTGATGCGCGGTGGTGGCGTGGCGGCGAAGATGACTCGCTCAGCCTTGGCCAACAGCCCCTGCGCAAAAGCGGGATCTGCCTCGACCCGCTCTACGTAAAGGTCATCGGTGTCCTTGCAGACGGCCAGGTACATCGCCCGGGTCAAGCCCATGAGGTTCATGTAGGTCTGCATCTGGGAAAAGTGCAGCGGCTTGCTTTCGCGCACCTTCTTGGCCAGCAGGTCGTTGAAGCTCTTGACCGAGTGCGTCTTGAACTCCAGCACATGCCAGGTCTTCGGTGCCTCCAGCAGGTTGATGGCCACGCCATCGAGCGAGCCACCAAAGTGACCACCATGCGCTTGGACCCGAAACTGGCGGCCCGTATCTGGATCAACCTCCAGGACCGTCGCTCCAGTTCGTCGCAGGTTCTGAACCAGTCGGGCTTCCTCGAGTTGGCCGGTTTCGAAAAGGCGCAGGAGGCGTCCTGAGTGCTGAGCGCGGGTGACCCAGCGGAAATCAAACCAGAGCGCTCGCTCACCGTCTTT